CAAAAAGCTTATATATTTCACCAAGTTTACTTGGGGATGATCAACCACTGATGTTTCACATGGTACCAGACGGTACTCATTTATATTATGCAGAACAGAACGGTTTATTTGGGGAATGGGAATTATCAACCCCATGGGATATAGATACAGCAGTATTTCAGAGTAGATCTATTGACTTTCAAACAGATACTGGTGCACCAATAGGTCCATTTGAACCAAATTTTTCACACGATGGTATGTATTGTGTAGTACATGAGTGGAGTGGATTACCAACTGGATCTGAAGGTCGTCCATGGATTAGATACGATTATAATGGTACATATAGTGCACCGCAAACTGCATATGATTTAGAATATACAGCACAAACAGCAAACTCACATAGTTATGATGGTGGTAAAAGCATTAGAGGATTATGTTGGAAACCCGACGGTACAAAGGTATATGTAACAGATAACACTGCAAACGAAGTTGTACAATACTCAGTGTCACCAGCTTGGGATTCATCTGGGTTAACGGAGGATAAAACATTTGATGTCAGTGCACAAGATACTGTACCTGATGGACTATTTTTTAAATCAGATGGTACTGAAGTGTATATGGTTGGTAGTCAAAACGATTCGGTGTACCAATACTCACTGTCATCGTCATGGGACATTGGATCTATGTCTAGCAGTGGCTCTTTAAGTGTCACGGCTAAACAAGGATTACCTACAGATGTACACCTCAGTTCAGATGGAACTACTATGATTGTAGCTGGAACGTTTGGTGGTACTAGTAATAATTCACTAGATAGATATACATTATCACAGGCGTGGACGTTGGCTTCTGCAACTCACGACGAAGCGGGGTCATTATCGCACATGGCAAATCACTCTGGAGCTTCATATGGTATTTGGGGGATTGACTTTAACACCGACGGAACGACATTAATCGTAGCTGGATATGGTCCGTACGATATGGTACAACAATATTCACTGTCATCTGCATATGATTTAACTACGTTGGATTATCAATATGCTAAAACAATAAATGTAATGGACGGTGGTGCAGGTACCCCAACGAACATACGATTTGGAAATAGTGGTGCTAAAGTTTACATAAATTCATTTGATGATCAAGTCATGTACGAATATGACTTAACATAATATTTATAATCATGTTAGTAAAAATAAATAACGATAATACAATTGCACAATTTCCGTACTCTGAAAGAGAGTTACGTAGAGATAACCCATCAGTAAGTTTTCCACGACAGATTCCAATTGGAGTGTTGAATGATTTTAGCGCGTTTATTGTCACGATTGATAATAAACCTGAAATTGATGTAGCCACTCATAGAATTGTGAGAAACCAATTTCCTACATTAATTTCTGGAAATTGGATATTAGGTTGGACATCTATTGCATTAGAGTTAGATCAAATTGATTCTGTAATAAGTGGATTCAAACATAAAGTTACTAAAGAAGCAAATCGTCGTGTAGATTTAATTGCAGGTAATTCAACAGATAAGCTCATGTCTATGATGATTGCAATTGATTTATTGGATATTAAAAACTCTAGAGCTTGGACTCCAGGTGAACGATCTTCTATGGTTCATCTACGCAATGTAAAAGCCGCAATACGTTCTATACGGATTGCATCGGCTACAATTAAGGTATCTATGGAATCTATGACAGGAGCTCAATTAGAATCTGTTGATATTTCTAATCACCCAAATTGGCCATAATTGAATACACATGGATACTCCAAATATTACGTATAGCGTCCGTAAAAAATCTTGGATTCTAACTCAGGATTTTTACTTTGCAGATGGTTTATATCTCATTAGAGTTCCAAAGGAGTTTGAATTCAATTTGGCATCAGTACCTAGATTCCTATGGATCATTATACCTCCATTTGAACTATCAATCCTGGCTCCTCTTATACACGATTACATTTACAGAACTGACGGCATAGTAGAAAATGTCAAATATACTAGACTAGAAACAGATAAGCTTTTTAAAATTTTGATGAAACGCGAAGGAGTATCCAATTTTAAGGCAAATATATCATATTTAGCAGTGCGTGCACTTGGATGGATTCATTGGTATTCAAAATAGTAGAATATATATACTTATCTGTATGACGCTAGTATATACTAGCATGACTTTAAAACTTAATCCCTAAATAGAGGAAAACCCATGTCTAAGACAAAGAACAAAGACGGAGTATTGGATCTGTCACAGAACGTAGTAGAAGACGCAGTTGTAAATAACGGACAACTCACAGAAGATGAAATTGGTGCAGTTAGAAATATTAGAAATAGAAGCACTGAGATTACACTAAAATTAGGACAGCTTAGATTAGAACAAATTAGAGTTCAATCTAGACTAGCACAGGTAAATAACTCAGAAACAGAGTTGATAGAAGAATATGGTAGATTGGTTCAGCAAGAGCAAGATACATTCAGTTCCATAAGTGAAAAATATGGTCAAGGAGAGTTAAATCTAGAAACTGGAACGTTTACTCCTGCAGAATAATTTTTCAAAAAATAACGTTTCAACTTATTGAATTATACTTATAGAAGAATTGTAGCGATTTTTAAACAATAGGAGAATTTAGATGGCAGAAAAGATTGTCAGTCCAGGAGTATTCACACGAGAAAGAGATTTAACTTTCATACAGCAAGGTGTTGCCGAAATAGGTGCAGCTATTGTTGGTGTATATCCAAAAGGACCAGCATTTGTTCCTACTACGGTAGAAACGCAAGGAGATTTACAGGCTATGTTTGGAGTACCTGATGGCAAACATTATGGTCAATATGTAGCAGAAGACTATTTACGACAAGGTGGAAAGGTAACAGTAGTTAGAGTCGGTGGTTTGGGTGGATATACTCAAACAGATGCACTAGCTCTTAAGGTAACATTAAGTGGTTCAGTTAGTACTGTAGCCATTTTGATGTCAACCTCACAGGATAGTGGATTAACTGGATTTACTACTTCAACATTCCTTCATGATACTTCGGCAGGATCTGCAAGTTACTCTAGCACAGAAACTGGAGTATTAAATTTATCTGGATCTGGAGTAACTGGAACAGATTATTCTGTATCGTTAGATCCTAAATCTCCAGATTATATTAAGAATGTTTTTGGTCAAAGTCCGCTGGGTCTTAAGGGAGGATACAATTACCTTATGTTTGATGAAAAATTATCAAATTATACAGGATCTGCTGCACCTGGAATAACTGCATCTATATCTGTAATTTCTACTGTAGATTTTTCTTATGATATGTCAGTTGCAACTACTCCTTGGTTTCTATCACAGAAAATTTCAAGTGCTAGATACCAACTATTTAAATTCCATACATTGGGAAGTGGCACAAATGCAAATCGCCAAGTTAAAATTGCTATAGATTCGGTTAGAGTTGCAGGTTCGGTTCTAAATTCAGATTACGGTACGTTTAATGTTACTGTTAGAGAGTATGGTGATACTGATGCACGACCTATTGTTTTAGAATCGTTCCAAGGCGTAAGTCTTAACAAAGAAGATACATCCAATTATATTGGCGCAGTTATTGGTGACAGAAATGTTACTGTAGATTCAAATGGTGATTTATCTGAAACGGGCGATTGGGAAAATAGATCTAAATACATAAGAGTAGAAGTTAAGGGTGAAGGAACTTATCCTGTTACTGCTATTCCTGCTGGATTTGAAGCATTGGCACTACCTGTAAATGAGTCAACACTTCCAGTTGTAACATATACAACTGCATCTCTTACAGATCCATATACGAATTATAGCGGATTTGATTTTAACAGATCAGATAATTTAAACTATGTAAATCCAACACCAGAAACTGCTGCATATGGAAATAACGTTTCATTCTCTCTAGACGAAACACTTGGAATAAGCGGATTAGGATTAGAACTCACAGGTTCTACACAAACTTCTGCTGATTTGAAGCAACGTAGATTTATAGTTGGATTTCAGGGTGGATTTGATGGATTGAGTCCATCAATTAGTGCATCTGTTGGTAGCAATATTTCAGCTGCAAATACATTTGGACTTGATTGTTCAACTTCAGCATCTAGTGGATCAGTTGCATACGCTAGGGCATTAAACGCAATTTCAAATCAAGATGAATTTGATATTAATTTACTAGTAACACCTGGAATTATAAGAAGCTTACATTCTTCTGTAACTACCAAGGCAATTGATGTTTGCGAAGATAGAGCAGATTGTTTCTATATTGCAGATTTAGTTGGATCTGACGCCACTGATGATGATGTGTTGGCTCAAGCAGAATTAGTTAATACTAGTTATGCTGCTACATATTACCCATGGGTGAAACTTAAAGATTCTAATACAAACCAATTAGTAACTGTACCTCCGTCGGTAGTAATGCCTGGAGTATATGCAGCTAACGATAGGTTAGGTGGTGAATGGTGGGCTCCAGCAGGATTCAATAGAGGTGGACTACCTGGAGTTGTATCTGCAGTTAAAAAGCTTAAACACACTTCTAGGGATGTTCTATACGAAGGAAAAGTTAATCCTATTGTGAGATTCCCAGGTAAGGGAGTAGTAGCATGGGGACAAAAAACTCTACAAAGTAAAGCATCGGCTCTAGATAGAATTAATGTTCGTAGATTGTTAATTGCACTTAAGAAATTTGTGGCATCGACATCTAAGTTCTTAGTATTCGAACAGAACACTACTGCTACTAGAAGAAGATTCCTAAGCACAGTTAATCCTTACTTGAATGAAATTCAGGCTCGTCAAGGACTAACAGCGTTTAGAATTGTTATGGATGAAAGTAATAATGGACCAGAGATTATTGATCGCAATATGCTTCAAGGTCAAGTATTTATTCAACCTACACGAACTGCAGAATTCTTAGTAATAGACTTTAACGTATTACCGACGGGGGCCCAATTTGCCATATAATATGTAAGTTAAAATCAATTACAATAAAAAATAAGAAAATCTTATATCTATTAGTTGTTACACCAATAAGTATAAGATTTTTTTATGCGCAAAACCAATTATAGTGATTTTGACAGAGAGAAGTTATTTAAGGAAAATGGATACGATGTTGAAATTGTTTGGGAAAATAAAACTAAAACTAGTATATCTTAATATTTATTAGTAATATACAAACACGAGATCATTATGGCAAGAGAAGAATTAGTTTGGCGACCAGTGGAACCAAAAACACAAAACAGGTTCTGGTTTTATTTAGAACCAGGTGGCGTACCAAGTCATCTATGCGTGGCAACTAATAAGCCATCGTTTACTATGAGTCCAATTATAGTTGACCATTTAAATGTTCAACGTAAATTTAAGGGCAAAATGGAATGGCAAGATATAACTCTTACCTTAAACGACGTAATAGATCCAATTGCAGCAGCATCGGTACATGATTGGGTATTGGCCCATCACGATCCTGTTACTGGTGTAGACGGTTATGCAGAAGATTACAAAAGGGAACTTCAATTGGACGCAATTGGACCAGATCTAGAACCCGTGGAAACATGGATTCTTAATGGTGCATTCATTATTGGAACTAACTATGGTGATTTAGATTTCGCAAGTAATGAAAAACTTACTATCGAATTGACTCTGGCATACGATTATGCAGAACTTCTATTTTAACAAATAGACATTTAACAATAAAAAATGGAAAAGGTTACAAGAGCGGGGGTTAAGACTCCTAAAGCAGAAAAGGCAACATACGCATTTCCAACTGAAGTAATTGATCTTCCTAGTTTAGGCAGATTATATCCAGAAGGCCATGCATTATCTAGTGGTAATATTGAAATAAAATATATGACTGCTAGAGAGGAGGATATTCTTACTTCCCAAAATCTAATTAACAAAGGAATAGTTCTAGATAAGTTATTAGAATCTGTAATCGTTACAGATGTAGATGTAGATGATTTAGTTGTAGGTGATAAAAACGCAATTTTACTTGCATCTAGAATATTGGCATACGGACCAGATTACGATTCTAGAATAACATGTCCTAGTTGCAACACAGTCAATGAAGTATCTGTAGACTTATCTGTATTAGAAAACAAAGATGTTGAGCTATTAGATGGGAACGGAAATTCATTTGGGTTTAAACTTCCACAATCTGGAGTAGAAATTACTTTTAAAATTCTAACTCATGGTGATATTCGAAAGATTCAAAACGAAATTGACACATGGGAAAAACTAGGTAATGAAGTCAGAGCAGAAATGAGTATTAGATATAAATTCATGATTACATCTGTTGGTGGAAATACTAGTAAAGCATACATTAAGGAATTTGTTAGAAATGGATTTACTATGCAAGATTCTTCTGCGTTAAAGGAGCACATATTTGATATGTCTCCAGGAATAGATCAAACATTTGATTTTGGTTGTCAGAGGTGCGACTACACTGAAAGGCTTAAAATACCTTTCGGTATAGACTTTTTTTGGCCTTCCATCTAACTATAAATCCATTCTACTAAGTCACATTTGGGAGTTGACTTATTACGGTAACGGATTCACACATTCAGATGTATGGAGTTTACCAGTTAGATATAGAATATTTTATCACGGAAAATTGATAGAAGCAAAAGAAAAAGAAAAACCCACACAATCTGCACCAACATCAACTACAAACACTAATATAAGTCCAGGAAGATAATTTCTCTGGACTTTTTTAGTTTCTAGATATTTATCCACAAGTAACTGAGTCAAAAATGGAATTTATAACTGAAAATTTTCTTAAGCAATTAATAACGATACTAAAGCCGTTAGATAAATCTGGGCTTAGTGTCAGGCAAATTATAAAGAAAATCAACGCAGATCCTGATATGAAGGCCCACTTTAAGAAAATGGGCAAAGATGCTGCAATAATTAAAAAGGCTGCAGCAAAACGCAGAAAGGAAGATCCAACATTTGATGCAATTCATGGAATGTTAGACAAATACTTAGACGCTTAATTTGTAAGATATGGCAAAAAGAAAAAAACCTGTTGGAAGAACACCTCGCTATAAGGATATTGAATCATTTATAGATCCTAGAAATCTTGGAGATTTTGATAAGTTTATAGATAAGATTGGTGAATTTGAAGATGCTCTAGATGGGGCAGCTCGTAAAAGTGTAGACATGAAGAAGCATGTTTCAGAGGCAGCTAGTGAGTATAAGGATTCATTGGATAGCTTGGGTTCTTTGGGTAAAAAGATTGTTAAATTGTTTAGTGTTCAGTCTGATATGGCAGATGATCTGACAAACAGAATTAATGGATTTTCTAAAGCGTCGTTTGATTCAATTAACCCTGCAGTAAAAAATGACATATTAGATAGAATTAAGGCAATTAAGGGACTTACTGACGGTGTAGAAGCGTTTGGATTGAAGAGCACAATGGGACTTGGATTCTTACGGGATTATACAGGACAAATTGGTGGAGATATTGCAAATTGGGTAACCAATGGTGGAGAGTTCATTGGGAAACTTAAAAAAATGGGTTTAATTATGGCACCAATTGCACTATTTGCAGGTGCAATTGTTGGTGCATTTAAAATAGTTACAGGAATTTTTACTAAAGCGTTAGACAGATTATTAGAAATAGAAGACGCATCAATTTCAATTAGAAAGGAATTTGGACTCTCAGCAAACGCTGCTAAGGAATTTACAGGATACATTAATGCAAATAGAGAAAAGTTTTTAGCATTGGGAATAAGTTCCGAAGTTCTAGCAGGAAATATAAATGAAGCTCAAAAGGAATTTGGATTTATTAGAGATATAACTTCTACTGAATTGAGTCTAATCAACCAATTGAACGCAAGATTGGGGATAACTGCATCCACAACTGCTGGAGTTCTTAAGTTGTTTAACCTTATAGGAAAGGAAACAAGACAATCTGACGCTAATATGTTGCTCTCTACACTAGCGTTATCAGAGGCAGGAAGGGTTGCAAACGCTGAGGTATTTGAGGACATAAAAGATAATAGTGAGCAAATTCTGCTATTCTTTAGAGGTACAGATGCAGAATTATCTCAAGCTGTAATCAAGGCAAGACAATTAGGATTATCTATTTCCAGTGTGACCGGGTTTGCATCACAATTACTAGATTTTGAAAGTTCTATTGCTAGTGAATTGAACGCATCTGTTCTATTGGGTCGTCAAATTAATTTGGATGTTGCTAGGCGATTAGCATTTGAAGGAGATCTTGTTGGTCTTCAGGAAGAAATGCTAAGAATTACTAAAAGCGCTGGTGATTTTGATAAAATGAATATGTTCCAAAAGAAGGCAATTTCAGATGCATTAGGATTGTCTGTTATGGAAATGAGAAATATGTTAGTATTGGAGGAGAAATTATCCAAACTGACCGATGGTGATAAAGCAAAATTTGCTCAATTATCTAAGGCTCAAAAGGCAGAATTAGAGGGACAACAAAAAATAACATCATTAGATATTGACAGAGTTAAAAACATAGGTGACATGCAAAACACTATGGATAGACTTAAAAATTCGTTTGGTGCAATAATTGGAAATATCGTAAAGACTGCACAACCTGCAATTGCTACGGTTTTAAAACATGTTCAACAACTGACTTCTGCATGGGGAGATGCGTTTAATGATCCCGATACACGAAGGGGATTAGTTGAATCA